CGCTGGTCATTTTGTTTTGGCCTGCTTTTGCGAAACCTCCGGTGATTCCGCCAGCGAGGTTGGTCACGCCATCCATGATTCCTTGAGCGAGGGCTTCGTTTCCGGCGGCTTTGATTTCAGCGGACTTGGTTTGGTATCCGGCGGTGATCTGGCCGGAGTTGTCGTTGACGGTGGGGTTGTAGTTGAACATGGGCTTTAGGTGGGCAGGTGTTTGGATTTACGGGCTTCTAGGCAGAGTGGGCTTCCGGGCTGGAATGCGCGGCAGGCGTGTGGGCGGGATTCGTATATTGCGCAGGAGACTCCTCGGCCCACTTCGCCACGGAGGGCGATGCAGCGCCCGCAGGGGTCTGTTTTGAGCAGGGGGTAGTCGGCGCGGAGGTATTCGGCAGGGATGCCTGTGGCGTCGGAGCGGTCGCGCCGGAGCACTGGCCAGCTCCAACGGTGCGAGCAACATGCTCCACACCGTTGACAATCGTATTGTTCCATGTGGGTTGAAAGCCTTGCTCTGGGATGGAGTTGTCTTCGTAGGGGGCGAGGTGGGCGATGTTGTTCACCTCGCTGCGGAGCTTGGGGCAATAGACGGGGCTGGAGAGGTGGCGATTCACGCAGGACCAGCAGATGGGGTAGTAGTCGGCGTTGTGGCTTTTATCCTGCTTGTGGCCCCACTTGCCGCTGGCGCGGTCGTAGCGGGTGGGGTCCATGGGCACGCCCTCGGCTTCGAGGTAGTCGAAGATGTCGTCGTCGGTCCAGTGGCGCATGGGGAAAAGCTGGGTCGGGCTGTCATCCACCCGGCGGACATCTTGCATGAGGGGGACGCCGCCTTTGATGAGATCGACATCGGCGCTCTTCTGCCCGTGGAAGGCGGAATCCCACGGCCAATTAAACGAGCCGCAGGGGCGCTGGAGGACATCGGTGAGGCCGCAGAGGTAGCGGCCTTGGTTGATCTCGGTGTCGGTGGGGTGCTCGGTGCCGAGGCTGAGGACGAGGGCGCTGTGGTGTCCCCATTGGTAGTATTTGAGGAAATCGAAACGGGGCTGGCCTGTCTCGATGTCGTAGCCATCTTGAATGGCGATGCGGCCGGGGGCGTAGTCGTAGAGCGTCAAATCCCACTCGCGGGCGAGGAGGTCGCTGTGGGCGTAGCGGTGGCGGAAGCGGGGCTCGCGCCACTGCACGCAGGGGAGATTCACGCCGAGCTTGAAACGCAGGAGGTGCAGCATGGCGGTGCTGTCCTTCCCGCCGCTCCAGAGGACGACGGGGTTGCGAAACTCCCGGAGCCAATGCTCAATGCGGAAGAGTGTGCTATCGACGACGAGTGCGAGGTGGTTTGTCATTAAATCGCGAGGGCTGTCATGCCGAGGACCATGCCGCCTGCGGCCATGCCGCTGCCCATCATCGAATTTTGCGAGGCTCCGGCGGTGGCTCCGGCCTGCATGGCCGCGCCTTGGAGAGAGGCGCGGTTGTTTTGGTAGGAGTTGTAGCGGGAGTCGAGCATGTTGGCGTTGAAGGAGGCGACATTTCCGGCCATTTGGGTGGCGTTGTTGTAGGTGTTGCCGATCATGTTGGCGGAGGTGCCGAGGGTTCCACCGCCAATGGTGGTGCCGGGGGCGAAGGCTCGCATGTAAGGGTCGTTCGCCATGGACTGATTGGCGATGTTGATGCCGAGACCGGCGGCGTTTTGATAGGCTCCGGCTTGCTGGCCGTAGAGGTTGGCGGTCTGGCCGAGGGCTCCGAGGGCGTAGCCGCCTCGGGAGATTTCGGAGTTGATGCCGCTTTGGTTGGCGTTTTGCAGGAAGGCGCGGTTCATTTCGACCTGGCGCTGGTTGGCTTCCTGGTTGGCCATTGCTGCTTGTTGGCTGTAACCGGCCTCGGTGAAGGCGCGTTGATTGGCGGAGTCGAAGTTTGCGGCGTTGGCGGCTTGGTCGAATTGGCCTTGCGTGAGGCCGAGGGAGAGGGCGGTTTGTTGGTTAGCAAGATTGGCTTGCTGGCGGTTGGCCATGTTAGCCAAGGACATTTGCTGTTGGTTGCCTGCGTTGAATTGTTGGTTCTGTTGGCCCATTTGGGCGTTGGTCATTGCCCGGTTGGTGTCGAAGTCGAAGTTAGCAAGATTGGCTTGTTGGCGGTTGGCCATGTTAGCCAAGGACATTTGCTGGCGGTTGCTTGTGTTGAATTGGCCTGTGGAAAAATCTGTTTGTTGATTTGCCAAGTCGGCTTGGAGTGCTCGCCCTGCATTGGTATCTTGGCGACGGAAATTTATGTCGCTGGCGGCTTGGCGGATGTTTGCGCCTTGGTTAAGGACATTGCCTGCAAAGGCGCGTCGCTCGGCTTCGCGTTGGGTGGCGAAGCGGTCACGGTTGAGCATTTCGGCGGCGAGGGCGGAGTTTCCGGTGGCAAGCCCTCGGGCGGCCATGCCTGCGCGGGCGGATTGGACGGCGTCGCGTTCTTGCTCGGCAGAGAGTGAGCGGCCAAGAGAGAGATCGTTGGAGGCTTGTTGCTCGAGTTGGCCCAGCAAGCCGCCTCCACGGGCCTCGGACATAAGGGCGCGTTCCGCAGCATTGCCGCGAACATTTCGGCTGCGGACATCATCTACCTCTTGCATAGTAGATGCGCGGCCTGTGGATGCGCGGACATCTTCGACATCGCGGACTTGCGTGCCTGTGGCTGTGGATGCACGGCCTGTGGATGCGCGGACATCACGAACTTGGCCCAATCTAGCGGCCTGCATGTCTGGAGTCTTTGCAATTTTTTGGCCTTGGACTTGGTCGGCGCGTTGATCCATGGCGGTTGCGCCAAGTTGGGCGATGCGCTGGTCTAGGGCGGTGGGGCTGGCGGCAAATGCTTGGGCGTCACGGGCGAGCTGGTCGGCTCGGGTGGCGGTGGTGCCGATGCGGTCGCCGGATTGGGTGAGTTTGATGGTCTCGCTGGCGGCGGCTTGGAGGGCGGTATCGGCGTCTTGGGTGTAGCGGTTGCCGAGGTTTTCGGAAATGCGTTGGAGGGTTCCAAGTTGGAGCGCTTCCATTTGCGGGTAGCTCTCGATTTGAGTTTTAACTTGATCTCGATAGCTTTCTTGGGCGGCCTTGCTGGATTCCGCCATGAGTTTTGTGTAGTTGATAGGTTCCGCTTGTGGCGGTGGTGCTTCTTTCTTGGGCTTGCTACCCCCTCCTTTGCCTCCCATTAGATTACCCCCCTTTCAACAAGGCCGACGCGGGCGGCGAGTTTGCGCCACCGGTAGGCATGGATGCGGAAGGCATTGTGGCGGCACCAGCAGGCCCATTCGTGGGGGCGGGTGGCGACGCGAAGAAATTCGGCAATCGGGTTGGCGTGGCCGACCGAGGCGGCGAGCGGCACGAACCAGGCGTTGGGAGTGAGTTCCATAGTCATTTCTTGGGTTTCGGGGTCGTAGTGGGTTTCATGGGCGAGGAGGAAGACGGTGGGCGTGCTGAAAACGAGGCCGCAGGAGAGGTGCCAGCCGAGGATGGACTCGAAGGACTCGGTGGAGTTCTCGGTTTGCCAGATTTTTGCTCGTTCCCATGGGGTCATTAGAATTTGATGCAGTAGAGGAGGGCGATGTTGGCGGGGCGGGTCTCGGTGCCACCGTCTGCGGAAATGGACAACGATGGCACACCGTGGGTGTGGTTTGCGCTAATGCCGCCCGTAGTGAAGCTGTGGGTGTGGTCGTTTCCGTTGAATGTTGTTGACGGATTGTCAATCCGATAGCCGCCTCCACCTAGTGAGATGTTAGCGCTGCTACCGTTTAATCCTGTTGTAATAACGCTATTTACCGAATGTCCGTGTTCCTGCGACTCACCGTTCGTTGTGCCACTATGCGTGTGGCCTTGCGATTCGATACCAGTTGTGCCTGTGCCCGTCGTGCCACCGTGGTTGTGGGATTTGTAAGCGTCGCCTTCTTTTGCCGCAAAGGTCTTATTGTAAGTCGTGCCACTGATCGTCTGCGACCCGCTGCCGCGCACAAAGATGCCGCGCAGGTCGGGCAGGTTGAATGTCGTGCTGCCGTTGCCAGCGCCGTGTGTTGTGCTGATCGCGGCAAATAGGTTAGCGTATGTCGAGCGGCTGACCGCATCGCCGTTTGCCGCCAACCAACCGGCGGGCGCACCATTCATGGCAAAGGGCATAACGGCACCGGCAGGGATGAAAATGACGCTGGCGTTGAGTTTGGATTGAGTAACGGCTCCATCCGCGATTTTAGCGGTTGTAATATTCGCATCCGCAATTTTAGCCGTGGTGACATTGGCATCCGCGATTTTAGCGGTGGTGACCAGCGAGTTTGCCAATTTGGCGGTCGTGATGCTGCCGTCGGCGACGGTGGCGTCGTCCACCAATGCGTGCAGCTTGGCGGGGGTGATGGTTTCGCCGTTGGAGAATGTGTATCCTTTTTGAATGTCGGCCATAGGTCAGTTAAGAGTGCGGGTTTCGGTGGGGTCGAAGTTTGAGCGGGTGGCTTCGGCGGTGATTTGGCGGAGGGTGGGGCGGCCGCTGGTGGCGCGGAAGCGGAGGTCGAGGTAGGTGGCTTTGGTGCGGAGGGGGGCTTTGAGGGTGAAGTCTTCGGGTGCGCCGGTGGTGTTGGTGAGGGCGGCGATCTGGAAGTCGGCGTCGTAGTCGGTGGTGACGGCGTCGAGGGTGCAGGAGCCGTCTGCGGTGAGCTGGATGGTGGCTTTGGCGCGGAGGAGGCGTTTTGCGTTGAGGCTGCTCCAGCCGTAGCGGCGGGTGAGCAGGGATGCGGCGACGGGGGTGAAGGCGTCTTGGGTGTTTTGGTTGGGGAGATCGTCGCCGCGTTCCATTTCCTCGAGGAGGAAGAGGTGGCCGACGCGGCTAGCTGCGAATAGGCGGCGCTGGCTGGAGTAGTCGCTGACCAATAGCTCGTCGAGGAAGATGGCGTAGCTGTCGCGGGTTTCCCATTGCTGGTTAAGGGCGTTCCAGACGAGCAGGGTGTTGTTGTTTGTGGCGTTGGGGCCGACGGGGACGGCGAGGTAGTAACGGTTGGCAAACCACATGCCGACGGCGTGGGAGGCGTAGGTGGCGTTGATTTTTTCGATCTGGTCGGCGATGGGGTCGGAGAGTGGGAGGGTGTCGCCTCGGAGCTTGAGGTCGAGCTTGGTGTCGAGGCGGCAGACTCCGGCGTCGCTTAAGAAGAAGACGAAATTTCCGGCGGTCTGGATGCTGCGGCGGGCGACGCAGCCAATCTCGTTAGTGAGGAGCGTGAGGGAGGTGACGAGGGAATTGCTGCCACCGAATTCGGAGGACTCGGTGACTTGGGCGAGGTAGATGGATTTCCGCATGAAGACGAGGAGGCTGCCATCGACCCATGGGTGGACGGCGACGAGGAAGTCGTTGCTGCCGACATTGGCGCGGAAGTTTTGGAAAAAGGGGTCGTAGGTGTCGGGGTCGAGGACATCGGAGACGGCGACTTGGTCGCGGCCGTCGGGGATGACGACGCGGTTGTTGATGTAGGTGCCCCAGCCGACGGAGCGCATGGTTTTGAAGGTGGCATTGCCTGAGGCGACGCCTGCGGGGGATTTAACGAAGTTGCCGGAGCCGCCGTCCCAAACGAGAGGGGGCTTGACTCGGCGGATGCGGATGCCTGCGAGTGCCGCAGCGGGCGTGCCTGCAAGAACAGTGATGGTGAAGGTGTTGGCGGTGGGGGCGCTGACAATGTCGTATTCTTGCCCGGTGAAGGCGGCGGAGGGGCCGTCTTCGATGCGGACGCGGTGACCTGCGGAGTAGCCGTGGGCGGTGATGTTGACTGTGGCCGTGGTGCCGCTGACGGTGATGCCGGTGGAGGTGGTGGCTTTCCAAACCCAGCCGGGGCGGGACATGTCGGCCTCGCGGAGGAGGTAGAAGCGGTTGAAGGCTTGGAGGGTGGAAACGGTGTCGGTGTCTTCGATTTCTTCGGGGGGGGTGCTCGGATAGCTTTTGGAGACGATGGCTTGGCCTTGCCGCCAGAGGTGGGCTTGGTCGGGGCCGCAGAGGACGATCCATTCGTTGGCGTTGTCGTAATCGGGGGAGGAGAAAATGCCGGAGGCGAGGATGCCGCCATCGTAGACGCTGCGAATGATGGGGCCGGTGGTTTCGTCGCCGAGGACGAAGGGGAGGACGAGGGGCTCGATGCCGACGGCGATGTTGTCGGCCATTCGTTTGGCTCCTCGGCGGGTTTGGGCGACTCCGCGATCCAGGCGCATGTTTTCGACGAGTTGACACATGCCGGGCTGGAGCTGGAGCGGATTGAGACGCGAGGCCATGCCGATAAATCCGGCATCGCCTTCAATGATTGTCGCGTC